CGCGCTGGTCGGAGACCGCGGCCTCGGTCGCGTCGGCCTCGGAATCCGTTGGGGTGCGCAGCGATTCGAGCAGTGAGATAACCCTGCCACCCCTCCCCGCCCACGTCACCACGTCGATCGTATTCATCACGTCGGGGATCAGACGGGTGACGACGGTCGTCTTCTTGCCCTCGTATTCACCGGGGCGGACCTCGGCTGCGGCCCGGATGCTCATGCCGACGGACTGGATGAAGTCAGCGTCCGTGAGCAGCGGCCGGAAGGGCTTGAAGATCTTGACCTCGGTGACGATCCGCCCCGACTCGTCGATGTAGGCGTCGCGCGTTGTGCGCCCAACAAGGTCCTTCACGGTCCGGGCGGGCCGGGCGTAGGTCTCGGACTCGGTCGGATGGTCGATGAAGACCTTGGTGCCCTGTGGCCAGACGCGCTCAGTCACAGCGTTTTCCAGCACCTTGCGGGGGTAGGCGCCGCTGCTGCCGATGCCCTCGCTGATGATTTCGACCAGCCACTTACCGGACGATTCGTCGGCATTGATCGTGGGGGATTGGATTATCTCGGCGATAGTGCGCGACATATCCCACCTCCTAAAGTAGAATGATGCCGTGACATGCAAATCGGAGAATTGCGACAGGCTGGCCCTTCATAAAGGGTGGTGCAAGGCGCACTACATGCGGCAACGGAGCGGGGGAGACATGACGACACCGATCCGAAAGTCTCCGGTCAAATATGTCGCCATGTGCTCGATTGGCGGCTGCGGTCGAATCGCGCATACCAAGGGCTTGTGTGCGGCTCACTACACCCGGAGCAGGAAGGGCTTACCAGTCGAGGTTCAGCTTCGCGCGTCCCGTCGCAGACCGGGGGAGGCGCCGGACCCTTGCTCCGTCACGGAATGCGAGCGACCTGCCAGGACGCGGGGTTACTGCGTCGGCCACTATGGGCGGCTGGTGCGCGGACAGAAGATGGATGGACCATTCAGGGTTACCGCTCCGAGGGGGTCGGCATCCAAGCGCGACAACCTTGGGCGCAAGTGCTGCCGCATCTGTCAGCGTTGGCTGCCAACGTCTGAGTTTGCCAAGCATCCGAGAACCGCCGACTCACTGCGCGCTCACTGTCGAGATTGCGGAAAGGGATTACAGCGGGCATACAAGTACGGAGTCTCGGAAGAGAGATTCCGCGAGCTATTTGACCGGCAAGGTCACGTCTGTGCAATATGCCACGCCGAGAACCCCGGTCGATGGTGGTGCATTGATCATGATCACTCATGCTGCCCCGGCACTGTGACCTGTGGCTCGTGCATTCGCGGGGTCATCTGCGATTCCTGCAATGTCGGGATCGCGCGGTTCAATGACTCGCCAGACTCGCTGCGCCGAGCGGCCGACTACCTAGAGAGTACCGCGCGCCGATAGGCTCGGCGGGTGCCGGACGACGTGTGCCCGGAGCACGTGTGGCGACTCGCGGGCGTGACTCTGGCCGACGACGTGCTCGCGGATTACGAGTGCCAGCGGTGCGGGTCCATCGCCGTGCAGGACGGTGACGGGCTGCGGGGTATCAGGCCGCCCGGCGGCGAGTGCGGAGAGCGTCGCGCTGGCGGCGGCAGGTGATGCAGTAGCGGCCCTTGCCGTCCCCAATTCTACTACGCCGCAGGCCTTTTCGCCTTGGCCTGCAGGTCTTTCAAGGGCGTCGGGACCATCGAGTCACGCCAGCCGGTGCTGCTCTTACGTGTCGCCAGATCGGACCACTGGATGCGACCGGAGCGCAGAAGGTTCAATTTCGCCTGGCCCAAGATCGCCACCTGATCACCACTGGGCAGCGCGTCGAAGAATGCCCGTGCGTCCGGAAGGACGGAACTGGGCTCGTCGATGTCGAAGCCAAGCTCCCGCCACGACTTCGTTTTGGGCACTCTTGCGCATCGTCCCTGCTGGTGGTCAATCGGACCCGGCTCGTCGATGTCGTGCTCGGTGCCATGCATTGCCCAGCAGCTCGGGCAGGTCCGCGGGCCAAGGGAAGCGACCCACTGCCAGCCGGTGAGCAGGTCGCGGTTGGCCTTGTCCTGCGCGGCCGTCGCGGCGCGGTGCGCGTCCAGCATCTCGGTGCGGGCGATGACGACGGCCCGAGCGAGTCCGCCGTTGAAGGCGAGACCGACGCGGTCGAGCATGAGGGCGGCGGCGGCGTTGGGGTGCATGCCGAGCGCGACACCCCGGATGAGGATGGACTTCATGGCCGCGGTCGCCTCGCGGGAGAGCGGCCACGTCAGCGCGGTGACCTGTCTGGCCGTGCGCCGCACGATGGCGTCGAGCGCCTTGGGGTCGACCCGGTCAAAGGTGACGCCGGCTAGCGCGTGCCCCGGCGGGATGTTGGGCGGCAGCGTTGAGGCCAGCATCTCGGCTTCGAGTCGCCTGGCCGCCTTGGTCAGGTCCGGCAGGGTCGCACTGATGCGGATGCCCTGCTCGCGCGCTAGTGCGATGATGGCGTCCTGGGTGGCGACTATGGCCTTGGTCGCGCGGAGAGCCTCGGAGACCTCGCGCCGGGTCGGTTTGCGGCCCTGCTGCTGGATCAGGATCAGGCGGTCGATCGCGGCCGACCATGCGGGGCGAAGCTCGGCCCACGCGCGTGCCCACGCCTCGACGATCAGGCGGTCCTCGGTGCTGATGCGCCGGTCGAGGTCGAGGCGGATCGCGTCGAGGATCGCCAGGGTGCGATGCGTGACGGCCATCAGGCCGCTATGTCGTCGGCCTGCGGGTCGGGCTGCCCTTGTGCCGGCTGGCCGGCGTCGTATGCCGCGGATTGCCGCTCCCGCGGCCACAGGAAGGCGCCCTGCTCGTCGGTCAGCTCGTCCATGACTGCGTCGACGTCCTCGATGCCCGGCAGCGCCAGCAGCAGCGCGTAGGCGATGGCCCGCGGCGGGAGCAGCTCGGTGCCGTCGGCGGCGACGATCGCCTCGATTAGCTCCTTCAGCGGGGTGGTCGACAGGTCGGGGAAGTCGATGTCGATGCCGCGGTCCTGGTCGCCCGCCAGCGCGTAGGACAGGTGCCCGGTGACGGGATCGATGCGCGCCCCGCCCTGCAGCCGGCCGACGCGGATCGCCTGATCGATGACGTGGTCGAGGACGCGGCGGATCAGGTCAGCGTGCAGATCCTGCCGCATGCCCATCTCGAGGCGCTGCGGCTCGTCCAGCGTCTCGGCGACGGCGCGGGCGCCGGTGACGCCGGGGTCCGCCAGGAGAGCAGTGACGGGCAGGCCGAGCGCTGCGGCGACCATCCCGGCCAGGGGCTTGCCGGAGTCGGCGTCAAGTCGGATGCTCGACGGGCCGAGCGCGGCAAGCTTGGTGCCGTCCGGCATGATCGCGGTCTGCCCGGCGCCCGATCCGGGCGCGGTCGGCGAACCGTCGGGGCCTAGTCCGAAGCGTTCACGCGCGGCGGCGGCGGTCCGTGCAGACTTGGTCGTCATCGTGAAGGCGAGACGGGCCACGGCGCGGATGTATTTGGCCAGGTCGCTCAGGACGTCGCGGTAGCCCTGCGCCCACGGCAGCGCGGCATACGCATCGGGCACACCCCAACGGCCGATCGCATTGACGGCGACGTGGACGACCGGCTTGTCCCACTCGACCGGCATGCCGTCCAGGGTCTTGGCGCGGACCGAGGGGGTGAAGCCGAGCGCCGGGTAGAGGACGCGGCGGGACTCCCGGCGGGTGCGGGTGGTCGAGGGCAGCGTGCCGGGCTCGATGACGCGGGCGGTGTATTCGCGCTTGTAGAGCCAGACCTCGGCGGCGTCCTCGGGGCTGGTGATGACGTCGACGATCTCGCCGAGCGGGATGTGCCGGACCTGCACGCGGCCCGTGACGGGGTCGGTGATCAGGGACAGGACGAGGTTGCCGTCCGTGCCGAAGGTCCGCTCTCGCTCGGCGTGCGCGGTGGACGAGGCGAAGGTCGCCCGGTTGCTCGGGTCGTCGAGGAAGCCCTGCACGACGGCATTGACATCCTGCGCGCCGCTGGTGTCGCCCTTGCTGGCGCGGATCGTGACACCACGGCCCCACACGAAGCATTGACGCTGGACCAGGCCACGCTTGATCAGCGGATCGGCGACGGCCATAACGCGGGCCAGGGCGACCTTCTCGAGCAGCCGCTCACGGTCGATCGCTTCCTCGGCGTCTCCGCCGAGTCGGGACCAGCCCTGGTCGTCGCGGCGCAGAATGTCCGCGACACCGGAGGCTGCGCGGGCGTAGTCGCCCACGGCCTCGGTGAGGGCCTCGTGCTCGTGGACGAGGGTGGCCAGGGTGCCGCGGTCGACCTCGACGAGGTCGGCGGTCGAGGTGGCGGGCTCGGGCGTGAGCGCGGTCATCGGTCACCTCGCCTCAATAGTCGAGGTCGGCGACCCAGTCGAGCTCGACCCCGTCGCCGAGCACGTCCTCGGGGTAGAGCGTCTGCCCGGCGAGCATCGGCACCAGCAGGAGGCGGTGAACGGCTTGGCTCATCCCGTCGACGGTGTCGTCGTGGCTCGCGCCCGGGAAGTCCCGCGCCTCTTCGGTCAGGTCGGTCACCCACGCCGTGCCCTCGACTGCCACCGGATCGGGCAGGACGACGTCGTGGGCTTCGACCAGCGGGGTGATCGCCACGGCGCGGGCGTACTTGCTGCCCTCGGGCTCGACGGGAATGAGCCCGCCGACCTTGGCGCGAAGGGCGTTCATCACGGCCGGACCATTGGCCTTGTCCTCGACCAGCTTGGCGATCGCCTGTGGCCAGCGGGCCGTCATGTCGAGCATGGCCTGACAGCTCTCGGTGAAGCCCATGCGCCGTCGGATCTGGTCGAGCAGGAAGGCTTGCGTGCCCCGGCGCATCCACACCTGGCCCACGACGTAGTCGCTGCTCTCGGTGTCCTTGAAGGCCAGGTCCCACGACTGGATGATCTCGACGTCCGGGTCGCGCATGGCGTCCGGCACGATGCGGGCGCCGTCGTCGCGGACCAGCCACAGCGGGCGGTCGTAGCGGGCCCAGCCGTCGGACGGGAAGAGATTGCCCGTGTCGGGCGTCGGGCGGCCCTGATAGAGGCTCGCCCACGTGCGGGTGCCGGCGGTGCGCTTGCGCAGCTCCCACTG